GAATTAGTTAAAGCTCTAGTCGATGTAGATAAAGAACAAGCAAAAATAAATAGAGCAGATGCCCAGGCTACTGGAGCTCTGTCCTGGATCCAAAGATTATGGAGACCTACCCTTGCATGGATCTGTGTCCTGGCATTTGGTTTTCAATTCTTAGTGATACCTATTACTACTTGGTATGCAGCTATAACAAACAATCCAATAAACTTACCTACCTTGCCTAGTGATGTATTGATGACTACATTATTTGCATTGCTTGGATTAACTGGTGCAAGAAGTTTTGAAAAACTAAAGAAGATAGATAAGAAATGAATTTTAAGTGGGACCTAAAAAAACAAATTGATGAGAAAAGAAAAGAAACATCAGCGAAAGCACAACTTCGTAAAAGAAGTATGGACAGTATTGCTAGGCCCAAAGCTAAAAAGAATATTACATCTAAAGATCCGAGGCTCCAAGGTATATGAAAATATCAGATCAAACATCGGTAGCCTTACCCATAAAAAATTTAATTGCGATTGCCGGGGCCGTAGCGATAGGTGTCTGGGCCTACTTTGGCATTATTGAAAGACTTAATTTATTAGAGACTGCTGACAAACTACAACAGCAAGATCTCCTGGAGGCATCAGCTCAGAAACCTATAGACCAGGAACAGTTTATGCTGCTTGAACATCTTGCATCTCAAGTAGAGAAGTTAGAAAAAAATCAAGAGCAGAATATGACAAACAAAGTAAACATTGAAAGACTACAAAAAGATGTAGATAAAATTTTAGTAGATGTTGAAAAACTAAAAGATAGTGTTCGAGCTAATCTTGGAAAGTTAAATGGCGATCATTAATGATAATCAAAGCTGTAATAAGTTTATGTCTTTGGGCTAGTGGTAGTGTCATAGAGCATACACATAAAGAGAGTATCTCTGATTGTCTCAAGACTAAAAGAGAAATAGTTAGATACGGATATGATGATAGTAAATACACTTGTGATTTTGTAGAGGCAGAAGTTTATGTAGATGAGTTTGGTAAAACAAGAATAAATAAAATAATAGGAAAGGCTAATCAATGAAACCAAGAAAAGAAACTAATACAATCGTAATCCATTGTGCTGATACTCCAGAGGATATGGATATTGGAGCAGAGACAATTCGTAAATGGCACACAGAAGAAAGAGGATGGGATGACATTGGATACCATTGGGTAATAACTAGATCTGGAAAGTTAGAACCAGGTCGAGATATTAATATGCAAGGAGCTCATGCTGTAGCTGTGAATGCATCAAGCATTGGGATCTGTCTTGTTGGTAGAGGAGACAACTTTACTGATGCACAATTTATTACCTTGCATAATCTAATCAATACAACTAAAGATATGTATGGAGATGATTTGAAAATTATCGGCCATTGTGATGTTGAACCTAACAAACCAAACTGTCCTGGGTTCGATGTAGAGCAATGGGTTAAAGACGAATTTTATGGCTAAAGGTTATTCATCGGTCCTAGTGATCTCAGATTTACACGCACCCTGGCAGCATCCCGATGCCCTGGAGTTTTTAAAAGCAATCAAAAAAAAAATTAAACCAGACTTTGTTTTAAATGTCGGTGATGAATGTGATGCCCACGCATTGTCAATGTGGGAAAGCGATCCGGATCTTCCATCAGCCGGTGATGAATTAAAGATGGCAAAGAAAGTAATGCATGACTTGGAAAAAATATTTCCGGAGATGACATTGTTACACTCTAATCACTCATCATTAATATACAGAAGAGCTCTTAAACATGGAATGCCTAGAGCTTACCTTAGAAACTATAATGAATTTTTAGAAGTAGGACCAGGATGGAAATGGGTAGATGATATTAATATTCCATTGTCAGATGGTACAGAAGTTTTTGCTACTCATGGTATGGCAGCAGACGGCCTCAAGCTCAGTCTCCAATACGGCAAACATACTATTCAAGGCCACTTCCATTCGAAGGCAGCTATACAATATTTTAGCAATCCAGATAGTTTAGTGTGGTCCCTCCAGGTCGGATGTCTCACAAAACAATCTAGCCTTGCCTTCCAATATTCTCGTAACTTTAGAATGAGATTTATTATTTCTACTGGAGCTGTGATCAATGGACAGCCAGTCATCTATCCAATGCAGATGGACAAGCATGGCCGATGGACCGGTGAGATTGTGTAATGGCTAAACAAAATTTCTTAGCATATGTTCCTAGACCTAAACCTAGAAAGAGACCAGGTAGACATACTAAGTCATTAAATAAAAGTGTTACTAAAAAAAAATATCGGGGCCAGGGTAGAGTATGAAATCAGTTACTATCAATAACCAAAAATATTTTTTCCTAAAATTAACTTGGGTTGATATTGTTGGGAGCTCAACTCTTGAAGGTGATACAGATTTTAATAAACTTAAATGTGCTACAATAATTACTGAGGCATATCTTTATGATGTGTTCGAAGAGAATGGTAAGGAATATGTTAGGACCTTCTCATCATATTCTATAGATGATCCAGGGTATGGAGATAGAAATGTATATCCAATGGAAGTCTTTGATAAATGCTCACAGAAAGCCATCAGAAATGCTCGTAGAGCTATGCTTAAAGCATAGTCCGATACATCTGTCATTGAAATAAAGATTGCTCTGTATGAGCTTTAAAATGCGTTTAAAGGCAAAGTGCTTATCCTGGTCTCGTTAGGTACATCTAATGCATAACATTTAGATCTAATTTGATTAGGATTTATATTGTTCTCTTTAAAATTCTTTTGAATTTCTTTATCATTATACTCCTTAAATTTTAGACAATCCTCCAGAGTATAGAATTGATATGGTGCTACTTGATACATACAGTCACCTTGAGATGTACAAAGGTACAAAACAAAAATAAAAACTTTCATTAGTTACCGGTACTATTTTCTACCGGTCTTTTCAATAACTCATTTTCTATTTTGTCTTTATGTTTTTCAATCCAGTATTCCTCGTATGGTCTGATATTAATTGTAGCTGTCTTATGCATAACTTCTAAATCAATATCATCTGCTGAATAAAACTTCTGATGAGGATGACCTTCACTATCGTGTTGATCAAATGTAATTACAACTACATCATGTTCCCCATCAAATGCTTTAATGAGCTCTTTAATAAACCATTTACTGAACCGAGACTTGTAGACTTTAGCCATCTTTCAATACCTCTATTCCTCTTGGTTTAGCTGGATGCACCTTAATGTATCCATCTCTTTCTAATAGCCTCAACATTCTATGGACATTACTGTGAACGCAGCCATAGTCTTTAGCTATCTCTCTTACAGTAGGTGGTACTCGATTATTTTTTATGTACTCCTGGATGAAATCAAATACACCTAGTTGTTTCTTAGTTAGCATTAGTGTCATTATTGCCTCCTAATTTCTTTTTTGCCTCAACAAAATAAGTAACTAACATATCCCATTGACCTTTATCTAGATCCATTAATTTTTCTAATGCTGCTTTGTTTTCTTTTTCTAAGTCTATAAGATCATGAATTTTTTCAGCATCACTCATGTCTTTGTTTTGCATTATTTGATTAACAGATTGTTTCATTGTGTTAACCCATACAGTCATCTTTCTTTTTTGATCAGCTACAACTGTTGGATTGTGAGTATTAGCATTGCCATCATCATCCTCACTCGGTAGTCCGTAGATTGCCTGGAGTGAGTATCTCTTAGCATAAGTAATAGCAGATCCTAATGCCTGGCTATCATCGTACTTATTATTTTTTGGAACTACTAAGTATCTAGAAGTAATAACTGTATCACTTGCCTTATGCATTAAGCTGGTCCTTACATACATTGTAGGAACTACAGCTCCCTCTATAACATCTTTCTCAAAGTCTATGCATTGAGTAAATGCTAATCCGTACTTGGCTCCTTCATTGGCAGCAGCTATTACATCTTCAAGAGTTGCGTATTTAGATTTAAAGAATGGATTGTTACCATCTTTAATTGCTGCAACACCTTCCTCTTGGAACTTAGACAAAGCATCAACAATATTTTTAGTGTTGTGTTGGTTCGTCATCGTCATCTTCTCCTTCTCTTTCTTCTCTGGTTTCGTTTGGTCTTGTGTCATTTGTTAAGTCCTCCTTTAAGACATTAATTGTTAATACTCTTTGTTGTAATTGCATGAACTCAAATGCTGTTTGGCCCATGACTTCGATGATCTCTTCAATAAATTTTTCCTCAATATCATGGCCAGTCTTTTGTAAGATCTTTTCACGCAGCATCTTAGCTGTAAGTTTACGAGCTGTGATATAAGCATTGAACCATTGAAAGTTATAATCATCTGGCATCCTTTATACTGAACCTCCTCATTACAATAGGTTCAGCACCTGGTACTTCTACCATTTTAGTTTTTTTTCTACTCATAGTCTTATGACTAATTATAAAACCATTAAAAGAAACTACCTCGTGCTCTTTCATAATAGATTTTATAGCCTTAGATGCCTCATCTTTATTTTCTTTAGCATCCTTATAAGTTTTATCTGCGTTGATATATTCCTCAATCAATTCAGATAACATATTGTTACCATCCATATTTACTGGATCTATATTTCCATTACCTTTGTAAATTTTAGATGCCTCTTCAGTAGTCTCTGGTGGATACCAATAGTCTTTACCTTCTAAGATCCCATCAAATCTATTCCAGAAATCTGTAGCTGCATTAATGATGTCATTACACATCTCAGTATTTCTTTCATAAACATACCATTGCAATTCCCAACCTTTAACTAATCGAACAATGATACCCCAGGTAGATCCGGTGCATAACATCTGCTGCTGTAGTTGGTAAACATATAATGGATTGACTGGATCCTCGGCAGATCCAGAGTAGTTTTTGATTTCTACGGGACCACTTTTCGAAAGAACGATTGTAGTTTTATTATGATCCGTAACCTCAAGACTACCATTGTTAATCGTTAAAAGATTATCAAGTGAGCTGCCGAGTTTCCCATTGTCTAATGAGTACAAGTTGGCCTTCTCTGGAACAGAGATTTTAAATTTGGCCTTCTGATCGATTGCTATGGATTGTAACTCATCGACAAACATTTTAGTTATTGCCGGTTCAAGTGCTTGACCAGCCTTAACCTTTGGATTGTTAGCTAAGTCATTCTTAGCCTCCTTTCCTTGATGCTCATTTAGAGCATCTTCCAAAACTTCATTCGAAGTCTTGAAACCTTTTATGCCAGGGATCAGAGAACCGATCACACTCGCACCTAATTCTTTTCTTTTGTAAGAAGTTTTTCTACCACTATCTTTCATATTAAAATCCTCCTGGTACATAAAAATAATAACACTTATCAATCATGACACAGCCAAGGGTAACAGCTAAGATTAAGGATCCTAAAAAAAACAAGAATGCTAAACCTTCTGCAATTCCAATCAAGATTTCTTTTATGCTCATTGGTTCCTTGTAAACATATTGTTTATCTTTTGTGTTCACTTTAGTCATTAATTGTTTCTTTAACATATGAACAATACAAGACCACATATTATACCTCCACTCTTTCTAGGACATTTTTTACTGTTGTCGGGTACCAAACTTTGTCCTGGTAAGTTTTAACACCACGATCATTTAAAGCATTAGCTAAACCAGACAATGTACTGATGCCTGTAGCTCTGATGCCAGAAATAATTTCTGAAATATTTTTTGCGTACTGATCTGCATTAGCCTTAGAAGTTTCATGACCTCTAACTCTAACTACATCTAAGTTAGTACGATTGCCTAACAACTTGCCTTCTGATTTTAATCTAGCAAGTGCAGCCTTGGTACGATTTGAAATATTAATTCTTTCAAGTCTATTGATTGCAACATGGAACCCAGCGATTGCATCATCTAAGTTTGGAGTATCCAATACATCAACTGTAATGTTAGTTGTCTCTAAGAACTGACCAACTTCATATGTACGGCCAAGTCTTGATAAAGAATAAACAACTAATGGACATCTTAATTTCTTAGCTGTTCGGATTGCATCTTGCAGCACCGGTCTGTTTTGAAATTTCTTAGCACCAGAAACACCTGGCTCCTCGAACCAGGTGATTGATGCATCAGAATATTTTTTAGTGATTGCAAACTTTTGATTGTTTACATCTTGCTTGTCTGTACTAACTCTAACTAAAGCATCTATGTTCATTATGCAGCCTCCTTTAAACATTTATTAGTTAACTTTTTTTTCATCTCATCACAAAGCTGATTAATAGATATTGGGTTCATCCAATTAAGATCTAACAAAACAACTTCCATTACATCTTCTAAGATCAAATCATTCTTGATCATGTAATCTTTTAAGTCTGATTGTTTTTTTGTGAACTTTGCCATATTTATATTTCCTTTCATTGTTCTCTAACTGTACTCCTACTAATATAGATATTTCTGATATATTTGCAAGATATATTTAACAAGGAGAAAACATGGCAAAAACCAAGCAATTAACACCCTTCTACATGAAAAT